CGGTTTCGGACGGGACGAGGATGCCATCGGCGACCCACGCCTTCAGCGGCGGGTGATTCGGGTCGATGTCGCACACCCGGGTCTCGCCCGCTTCCAGCACGATCTCGCCGCCGTTGCGCCCGTAGAAAATCAGGCCGCCGAAGCGCTTGGCGTTGGTGTAGCTCGCAGCGGCCATGACCGGCCTCCTTGCTTAGAAGCCCGTGGCGTAACGCACGGCCTTCGGGCGGCGGATGTTGCAGCCACCGATGCGGAACACGCCCGGCACGATGATGTTCAGGCCAGAGACCTGCGGGGGCAGGAACTGGTGCGGCATCGGCAGGTGGAACTTCAGCACGTCCGGCGAGCGGCGGTAGGCCACCATCCGTTTGGTGTTGCCCGAGTTGATGGTCTCAAGGTCCGTCAGACCACGGATGTCCAGCGGCTTGCCGGTCATCGCGGTATAGACGTTGTTCTCCTTGAGGAACTTCATCACCGTCAGGCTCGTGTCGGTGACCCGGCGCGTGGTGAGGTGCGTCAGCGTCGAGAGCGGCATCAGCACCGTATCGGCGATCTCGATCCCGCGCGTGGCGGTCACGACGCCGGTCAGCAGCTGGTTGAGCCGCGTCAGGATTTCGTCCGGCGTCATGGTCTCGAACGTGGTGGTCGAGCCGGCGCCGGGGGCGAAGGCCACCGAGTCAATCGTGTCGTTGTTGAGCAGGCCCTTCAGGCCCTTGCCCGTGTCGCCGAGAAGGGCCACGCGGTCGATCATTTCCTCCGCTGCGCGGGCCGCCGTGATGGCATGCTCTGCGGAGAGGTTGAAGCCCAGCATCCGCGCCTGGCCGACTTCCTCGAAGCCGAGGTTGTAGCCGATGGCGGCGGTGTAGATCGCCTCTTCTTCCTTGGCCATGTTGAGGCCAACGTTCGGCACATTGTCCGAATTGCCGTTGATCCAGTCGGCCTTGCCGACGCGGTCCATGTAGAAGTAGGTCACCGTCTTGGCGAAGGGGTGCGCCGAGGTATCGACCGGGATCAGGTCGGGGTAGACGATCCCCTCATAGGCCACTTCCTGAACCTGCGCCTCGATGTGCGAGGTCTGGGACAGGACGAAGCCGAGGTTGGCCTGCGAGTCGTAGAGTTTGACGTGATCGAACGGCATGGCGCGCGGCTCCTTATTTCAGCTTCAGCTTCACGAGATCGCCGGACGCGGCGGTCGTTTCGTAGCGGGCGCCGTCGATGGCGGTGGTGTCGGACGTGGTCGCCTTCATGAAGGCGCCGGATGCGGTGAGGTAGGCGGCGCGGTCGCCTGCAGCGATGTTCTCGCCGGCGACGACCCAGATCGTGCCCGTATCCATGATGCGGACATGATCGTTGGCCTTGAACTGGTTGACCGAGTCGGCGCCGGTCGATTGATCGCGGACCGAGACGCCGAGGAAGCGCGAGGCGGAGCCATCGACCGCCTTGCAGGCATCATCGGTCGCGCCCTGCAGCACTGCCTTGCCGAATCCGATGGCGGAGGTGGCGCGGCGGCTGAGGAAGTTCGCCTTTTGCTGGTCCGCCACCATGCCTTCAAGGGCCTGGGCGTGATAGCGCGAGTAGGTCGTCTGGATCGGCATGGCTGTTCAGGCTCCTTGTCGGTTTGGGTCAGGCGGCGGGGCGTTTCTTCCAGGCGTCGCCGAGGGCCCTGGCTCGGGCCGCCAGCGGAGAATCGGAGGCGGCGGTGATCTGGATGCTGCCGGAGGGCACGATAGGATCGCCCTGGCCGGGTTTGGCGTCTTTGGCGAGGATGTCGAAGGCGACCTTGATCTGATCGTCCGTGTAACCCTTCGCGGCGTCGCCCATCTTGGCAAGCACCACTTCTTTGCGGATCGCGGCGGCGTCTTTGCTGGCCGAGTCCAGCGCGGGCAGAAGCGCCTTGGCCTTGCTGATGATGTCGGCGTGATCGCGAGCCATCTGTTCGAGCGTCGCCGAGTCGGGGATCGCCTTTTTCGCTTCCTCGATCTGCGCGTCCTTCGCGGCGATTGCCGCTGCGTGGGCGGCGGCGTCGGCCGCGGCCTTTGCCTCTGCCGCCGCCAGTTTCGTGCGGGCCTCATCACGCTCGGCGATCAGCTTCTGCAGCGCGACAGCGCCCGCTTCAGTGGTCTCGACGTTCAGGCCATCGACGGCGATGGTGCGAGTGGTCATCTGTTGATCCTTCGGTTTTTGATCGGGCTGGCCGCATTTGCACATGCGGCTATCTTTAAGCCGGGCTGCGAGGGCGGGGGATTTCGCAGCGTCGCCCGCGCGGCAACCCGGACCGCAACGGGCGGTGTCCACGATGGCAATATGATTGCCCCGGATTTCACGCGCAATCAGGTCATAGGGTTGCCCGTCAGGGGTCACGCCGGGCGTCATGTCGGGCACAAAGCTCCATCCTGCCGACAACTCGCGGCGGCCGCGTTGCACGTCATTGACCGCGCTGGCGTCGGTGATCAGAAGCGTTTGCGAGACATAGCGGCCGTCGCGCGCCGCCGTGCCTTCGGTCATGCCAACGGCGTGTTCGCGCCAGTTCGCCGCGCTGACGTCCTCCCAGGGGTGATTGTTGGTCACGGGGAGGCGATTGAACGAGGCAAGGGAGTCAGCGGAAAAGACTTCTTCCGGCGGGCGGTAAAGCCGGATGATGTCGTCCCACTCGCGATCAGGGAACAGGCCGCCCATCTCAATAGCGTAATATTCCTGCACGCCGTCGCGTGCGATGCGCGCGGGGATGGAGAGATAACCGTTAGGTGTCAGCACCGCGCTGGAGGCGGTCAGCGGCGACAGGTCGGCGATCTGGATGCGTTCGTTGGCCATGCCCTACATTCGCGCGGGACGGCCGCGTGGGGATTAGAACCGAAGCAAGGCCGGCAAAGGGGTCGCCAGAAGAACAAGCGCGGCGTCCAGGGCCTGCTCGCGCGTGTCAAAGACCTCAATGATGCCTTCTGGTGTCGGCTCGTTCATCAGGGCGTAGCCCTCGAAGCGCTCGACCCCGTCCTTCGTGTAGGTATCGCGCCGATAGGTGCAGATCATCAGCGGGCCGGTCATATCGGCGTCTTGCCCTTCCGGCCCATGCCTGGGATCACGGCGCGCGCGCGGCAGCGGCAGTTGTGGACCACGAAGCCCGACGCGGTGTACCATCCACTGTCGGTCTGGAGATTGTAAACATGGTCGCTAAAATTGCGGACGCTAAGGTCAACCACGCTATCCAACTTATAAACGAAGGCGCCACTCAGAAGTCGGCCGCCGCCACCATCGGTCATAGCCCCGATGCACTCCGCAAGCACCTCGTCGCTCGCAACTTTCGCCCGCCGCCGCTCCGCCTTTTTGCTCACAATCGCCGCACAGATTTGCCGGAGCAAACCATCTGCCGAGACTATGTTGCCGGAAAGAGCGTGCTCGAACTGTCTAAGCAATACAGCGTCTGCCGACAGACGGTGCAACGAGTCCTGCATGAAAACGGTGTTGCCATTCGCAACGGCACCGCCGCCAACTTGCTGCGCATGGGGAGATTGAGCGCGGAGCAAAGACGCCACCTCGTCAAGAACGCCCATGAGAGGCTGAGAAACCATAGACCCGAAGCGGCGGTCCTTAAGCGCACCAACAAGGCGAACAACATCGAAACCGGCATCACCCCATCGCGCATCGGCCCAGGGGAAGAGGAGTTGATTGAGGCGCTCAACGCACTTGGCGTCCCAATCATCCCGCAAAAGGCTGTCGGCGTCTACAACATCGACTTCGTGATGGGTGACATCGCCGTGGAAGTCAAAGTCGGACAGGCGAGCCGACGCCGGGTTCTGGGATCGCGCAAGCGATTCAAACAGATCACCGATGCGGGCTTTAGACTGGTCGGCGTGGTGTGAACCTCCCGGACCATAATTGAGGCGACAGTGAACGAGGTCGTCGCCCTTCTGCACGTCGCTTATCGGAATCCACCCCCGCCCGGTGAGTACTGGGTGATTCGGAGTAGCCTGCAGGTGTCGCCCTTGGTGCGTGAGAACGGACACGAGAGGCCCGCTATAGAAGCGGCGCCAGAAACGGTGACCACCTTGCGTAAGATCAAGCACGGTTGAGCCGGGGAAGCACTGGATCGGCTCCCCCGGATGTCCATCCTCCGGCGGCTTCGACCACTTGAACACCTCGCCGTCGCGTTCCTCGTGCTTCGGCCGCACCCGCTCGTCGCCGGCCGTGACCCACTCATAGCTGTTCAGCCCGGCCTCAGTGTGGCGCAAGCGGTCGAGGTTGCCGGTCAGCTTGCCAAGTTGGTCGCGCGCGATCAGCTTCGCCCGGCGTGCGGGATAGCCCATCTCTTCCCGCAGTTTCTTCCGCAGCGCCGCTGCGCCTTCTCCGGTCTCAAAGGCTTCAAGCGTTGCGGCCCGGACGCGCTCGGCTGCGTCGTCCGAGACATCCCGGATCAGGCGGGCGCCGTCCGTCATGGCTTTCTCGAGCGCTGGCTCTATCGTCTCGGCGCGGGTGAGTGGCGTCACGTCGATATTCAGCCCGGCCATGACGCGGGCCTGCCACTTCTTCCCGTGCCAGGCGCTCACGTCCTTGGCCCATTGATTGAGGCGGATGATGGCTTCGCGGTGCGGAAGCTCGGCGTCGGCGCGCAACTGGTTTATCCGGGCCTGTATCGACTCCGGCATGCCGAGGCTGAGGGCCGAAAGGAATGCCTCGATGATCTCGGTCTCGCCCCGCTGATAATGGCGGACCACCAGCATCACGATCCGGCGCAGCATCTCCTCGTGATGTGCGGTGGGGTCAATGGTCCCGAGTTTTTTTGCGGCCTTGAGGCCGGCAAGTCTGGCAAGGTCGTAACCGTCAGCCATCGCCGCCACCCGTCAGGCGGGCCGTGACGCGGCTGTAATCCCGCACCATGACGGAGACGGGGCCGTAGCCGCCGGTTACAAGACGGCCGGAAAGGCTCTTCTCATAGCGATCCAGATGCGCGCCCGCGTGCTTTGCCGCGCGCCTTAGACCCGGCGTCTGCGGATCGGCGATAATCTGGCGCCAGACCTGCGCCAGCCGCTGCCGCTCCCTGCGGGACAGCGGGTTGTCATGCCGGATGCCGGCCGCCGAACGGCCGTAGGCGTCCACGCCTGCGCGGGCCGCGCGCATGAATACAGCCTGCCGGGCAAGCGCGGGCGTCATGGATTGATCCGCCTGTCCGGTCAGCTCATCCCATGACTCCAGCGGATACATTTCGGTGAACAGCGCACGGGCCGCGACGGCTACGGCCTCGACCGGATTGCCAGCCGTCTCGACCGTCGCGTTGAAGCGGGCTTCGGCCATCAGGCAGCGGCTTTCTCGGTTTCCGGCGAGGGCGGCGCGCCGCCTGGCGGAACCGTGGGCGCGGCTGGCGGATCGGGCTCGTCTATATCGCTGAAGTCGATCTCGTTGCCGGCCTCATCCCACTTTGCATAGGCCGCCTCGGCGCCGGGAAGGTCGCCCGTCTCGATCAGCAAGGATCGAACGGCCTCCTCCATGACCGGCTCCGGTATCAGCCCGGTCGCGGCGTATTCCTTCACTGTCTTGGCGCGGGTTTCGGCGTGCTTGATCCGCTGATCCTCCGTCAGCGCGTCCGGCCGGCGCCAGTCATACCAAAGCCCCTGCGGAATCTTGCCGAGCGCGGAAAGAATGATCGCCTTGTCCAGCGCGGCCATGCACGGGGATAACATGGACTCCTGAAGCGACGTCAGCATGGCATAGTAGTTGATCAGGTCGGATTCGCCCGTGGCGTTCATGCCCGCGGGCGAGCGGCCCAGGAGGCGTGTGATCGGAATATCCGCTGCCGCCGCCACAAGCGCGTGCTGTATCTCGATGATGTCCTTGACGCCGCCGAAGCTGTAGGCGTTGCGGCTGTATTCCTGCAGCTTGTCCAGCATCAGAAGCCCGAAGTTTGACTTCGATGTCTTCATCAGGAATGCTGCCTTCAGAAGCTGCTCGCGTCCGGTCGCGGTCTCCATCCGGTTCAGCAGGCCATCCGTGCGGACCACATCGACATTGGCTTCCTGCATCAGATGCGTCGCGGCGCTGCGCGCGCCCGAGGCGTCGGCGACGGCCGAGAGCGCCGGCGTCAGGGCCGATTCGCCCCACCACCATTCGCGCGCCGTCCCGTCATCGATCTGGTCGCCGTGCGCCAGCAGGACCAGGCGGCTGTGATGAACCTGCACGGCGCCTCGGGCGGCAAACCTGCGGGGCTTATAAGTCCACATCTCAGGCAGGCCGTAATGCGGATCGGCCGGTGCCTGCACGAAGGTATTATCGCCGACCGGGGCGAGTTCGGCGCGGGACGCAACGATAAGGGCCTTCAGGTCGCCTTTTCTGACCTTGTCGGCCTCAAACGGCGTGGCAAGGTCTTCTGTCCCATCATGGATCACCAGGGCGCCGCCGCCAAACAGCCGGGCGTGCTTGAGGGCCTGCCGGACGCGGTCCCTCACCCGCAGGCGCTCTTCCTCCGCAAACAGCGCAGCGTTATGAGCGGCATCCCCGTTCCAGACGCGCCAAGGCCGGGTGCAATCATCAGCCGGGACATCAACGATCTGGCGGGCCAGGAAGTCGGTCTTGTAGAGGTGCAGGATGTGTAAGTTGTCTATGAGCGATCCGGGCTGAAGCGCGCCGTGGATCGACTTGTCAACGCCGGGCACACCGAGGCCGGTGACGAAATTAGCGTAGGAATCGCTGACCGGGCCGGTGGCCGCGCTGGCGGCCGCGTCGAGGGCCTGTGCCGGCGTCGGCGGCTTGGGGCTGGCGGGCCGCGCCGCTGGTTTCGAGGATCGCCTGGTCATAGTGCGTCAAAGAAGTCCTTAGGGCCGCTGCACATCTCGGCGACGGCGTCAAATGTCGGGTCGCACTGGTCATCATAGGCGCCCTGCGGGAAGGCGAGCATTTCCGCGCGCCAGCCCTTGACCCACGGATGGGTGCGCTCATCGGGATGCAGGGCGAGGCCGGAGGCGAAGCAGGCCACCACGTCATGCGCCCGCGTGACCTTGTCCTTTGCCCGAGGGATCGGCTCGACCGGGATGCCGTCGCGGGCGAGCGTCTGGATCAGTCCGGTGCCGCTGACCTTGTCCTCGATCTTGAACGCGCGGAGCGAGCCCAGCTCGGTCGAGTCCATCGCCTTGTGCTTCTTCCAGAACGCCTTGGCCTGGGTGATGAGTTCCGGCGCCTCAAGGCGCATGCGCAGCTGGTCGAGCAGGTAAGCCTTACCGTCCGTGCCCTTGCCCCAGCACTGGAACACGGTCCAGTCCGCCGTCTCCGAGGCCTTCTGTGCCGTGTCGGCGAAGATCGCGCGATAGGTCAGGTTCGGCAGATCGCGCCACGCGCTGAAATGCTCCGCCGCGAAGATCAGGCCCTCGCCCTCAAGGGGCTGCTGCATGTACTGCGCGGCGAAGACGCCCTCGGGGTAGCGCAGGAGGTCAATCTGCGCCTCGTCGTGCTGGAAGCGCCACAGCGGGCCGGGCGGCAGGTCATGCTCAATCGGGATGCCGTGCGTCCATTCGGGCGGATACTGCCAGCCCGGCGCAATCTCGACCGGCAGGCATAGATGGTGCCATTTCTCGTTCGAGCCGCCGGTCAGCAGGTGCCCGGAAAGATCGTCCATGTGCAGGCGTTGTTGCACCACGATCACCGGAGTCGTTGCGGTCGGGAACAAGCGGGATTTCAGCGTCGAGTGATAGCGGTCGTTCACGGCCCGCAGCTCGGCGCCGCTCGGGGTATGCACCTTTTTGTCTGCGTCCTGCGCCTTTTGTGGATCGTCGATCAGGAGCGCGCCGGTGAACTGGCCAGGATAGTCCGGTTTGCGGCCCGCCCTCATGCCGGTAATCGTGCCCTTGCCCGGCAGGGCGAAGAACTGCCCGCCTTCCGCCAGCGACCAGCGTGATCCGGCCTGCTGATCCATCCTGCACGGAAACAGCGCCTGGTAGCGCTCGGCGGCCATGATGTCCCGGACCTGCTTTGAGTTCATCAGCACGAGCGGGTTTGACGCGGAGGTGTGGAGGAAGCGGGCGTTGGGGTTGATGGCAAAGCCGCGCGCGGCGAACATCGTGGTGCAAAGCAGCGTCTTGGTATAGCCGGGCGGGATGTTGACAATCAGCCGGGTAATCTCACCGGCAAAGACGCGATCCAGCGTCCGGCAGATCACCTCGTGGTGCGCGCCCCACTCGAAGGCGGCGTCCTCGATGGTCGGAAACTGGTAATCGACGAAGGCCCGGTGGGAGCGCAGCTGCCTCTGGCGGCTAATGCGCTGGCGGGCGATCTTCGGATTCTTCGCCAGCAGGTCCACCGCCGAAGAGGGTTTCGAGGACATAGAGCTGCTCCGGTGTGGCGCGTTCGAGGATGTCGTCCATCGCCTCGGCAACGGCGCGCTGCTCCGAGGTCGCGTCTACCAGGCGGCGGGTGTTGTCCCGGTTGAACAGGTCGAGGTGGCGGGCCAGCGCTTCGAGGGCCTTGGTCTTGTCATGGAACTTGATGCGGATGTCGCCCGAGGCGGTGCGGGTCACTTCTGCGATGGCGGCAAGGGTCATGTCGTCGATGTCGTCGATGTCGGTCAGGACAAGCTTGCCGTCTTCCCAGCGGATCACATCATCGGGCCGGGCGAAGGCGATCTTGGCGTATTCCTGAATGACGCGCTCGGCCGAAATGTCCACCTTCTCAGCGAGCCGGGCGATTCCGATTTCGACGGCGAGGGCGATCTCAGGTTTATTCAACAGCTCGTTGCCGATCGAGGCGGCAGTCTTCTCGCTGTATCCTGCGAGCACGGCGGCCTTCGTGGCGTTGAGCAGCCGGACGTACTGGCGGACGAAGAGTCGATGCTTCGGGCTGAGGCGCTTGCGGGGGCCTTTGGCTTCCAGAGCGTCTTCCGGGGTGGAGGGAAAATCGGTCATCAGAATTTCGACTCACGAGACGCTGGCCTCGGCAGTCCCGCACGGACGGCAGCATCCTTGGCTTCAAGCAGCTTGTTCAGCGCGATGGTCCGCTGGGGGCAGCGGGGCAGCGTGTCAATTAACAGGCGGGCAAGATCGCAGAACGGCTTGGATTTCTCCTGAAGCTGAGGCGGCAGGTGGCCGTAGTGGAAGAACCGAAGCACGTCGTCGCGCTCGATCTCTTCCGGGGTGAACTCGGTCGGGGGTGGGTGAATGCCGTTTGTCATGGTCGGACTCATTGGTTGTGTTGAGGGCAAAGGGCCGAAGGTCACCCGGCCGATGGTGTAAGGTTGCGAAGCGAACACGATCATGCTGCGGCGATCCTTTCGGGGGGCGCGTCTGCCAGTTCCTGGGCTTTGGCCAGAACGGCGCAGGCGCGCTCGATCCAGGCATCGACGGCGGCGTCTTCACGCAGTTCCTCGATGACGGTGCGGGCGTGCTCTACGGTGGTCCGGTCGCGGCCCAGGACGCGGGCTACGCGGGTGGCGGTCCAGCCGTTATTGATTGAGAGCGCATAGGCGGTCAGTTGCCGGGCCAGAGTGGCGCGGTTGGAATGAC